TCTATCATTCTTCGGGTAACACCTACTGCAATACCCCATTCTTTCACAGAGACACGCTCGGAGCGTAGTTTTGTGTGTTGGTATTGAGGAGTGTTTCCTTCGTCTATCTGTTCCATTTTCATGGAAGGTTTTGAGAAAGTAATATCAATATTACCGCCTGTATCTGTTGTCATTGGGTCTGCAAAGAATTGCATAACTGGAAGGTCTGTGACCTTGTAATCCATTATTGCATCTTTGTAGTCAATTAAGACTCTCTCACCAGTTCCGCCAGTGTTGGCGTATGAACCAGTGTTCAGGCTTGTTAGTATACCGGGAGTTGCGTCGACCATTCAAATCACCTCAAAGCATTAACACCTTTTTCATAGCGATGTTTGTGCTACCGGGTCCGTCTTCTAACGCAATAGCTACACCTGTTCCAGAACCTTGAATAGTAGCATTAGCTGCTCCTGATGCAAGAATTCCGAGGTTTGCTACCTCACTTGTTAGTAAGTGACCTGTATCGAATGCACCTGAGCACATAACGTTCAATACTATTCCTTTACCGCTGATAATTGAACAGTTTGAACCGCTAGTTGCGTCAGTAAAAGCTACACCGACGACTGCTGCGTCGACGTCTGCTTGACCTACCGTTCCATCGGATTCTACTTGTACAACTCTACCGCCTGTTAGGGCCATGCCTGCTGTAAAAGGTAGAATACGGGAAGGTGCACCTCCGTCGTTAACTAAAACTTCTGTTGCCATTTTTAGTCACCTCTTAGATAATGGTCTTTATTAATTCTAATAACACCATTTTCCATCTTCATACCGAAGGACCTTTGGGTTTCTTCTGACAAAGCGTCGCTAAATCCAGTCAATCTGGATTCATCCCATGCAGAAAGTTCCTCTACACGAGCATCCTTTTTGTCTTCTTCTAATGTTCCGAATAAGACTTCGCGGGATATAATTGCTTCCACTGCTTCAACCTTTCTAGATTCTGCTTCTTTAGCTAATCGGTCTTCTTCTGCTTTCTTGAAAGTTTCTAATTCTTTCATAGCTGCTTTGAATTCTGATTCGATTTCGTTTTTAGATGCAGACATCTCTTCTAGTTGTGAGCGTAGAGAAGCAAACTCGCGTTCGACAATGTTCTCTGCGTCGGATTTTACAGTTGTTTCTTTTGTCTCTTCTGACATATTTACCTCTGTTATTCCGTTATCACATTCACACGCACCTTCTTGGCCACCACAACCACAGTCGTGGTCGTCATCAGGTGTTTGTAATTCACATTCCTTATCTATTGTACATTCCTTACAGACTGGGTCCATTTTTTCATTGTCAATAAAACTTACCTCTGTAGGACGAATCTTAGTGGCATAAGTATCACCCATAACATCAATATCATTGGAAAACCAATCTATACTAACATGGGTCATATCCCCGTCCTTGACTTTATTCATTACCTCTTGTCCGCGACCATATTTGTTAGATACTGTAGCTAACATCTTGACCGCTGTCTTTCCATTGTCCATCTCGATTAGCTCAGGGTTGGTTGCCATGCCGATAAGGTCCTCAGCTGTTCGTTGATGGTCCACATAAATAGGGAGTTCTTTGAATTCATTTATATTATCCTTCAACATTGCTCCTTCTATGTAAACTTTTTGTTCTTCTCCGTCTTCCTCATATTCGTGAGGACCGGATGTAATAGCGATAACAGGAAATGATACAGAATCAATTCCCTCATCACTGGAAAAAGTAATATCTTCACCATCTGCTACATTCATAGCGAATGTTCGTTGTTTTGGTGTAATATCTTTGTCTTCTGCAAATTCCCGCTCTACGCCATTCTCTTGCGCCCACATGCTACACATGCCAGCTGCAATCTCTTCAGGGTTATCAAAACCCCTCTTTTTCAGGTTTGCTTTAGTTTGCATCATACATTTTTCAAATGTCATGTTCTATCTCCTGTTGCGTTTGCGGAGGGCTGATTGCCCCTGTTTTGTGCTCTAGCAGATTCTTCTTTTTTATCTTGATTCTTACCACCAGAGATGTTTGCATTCTTATCTGTCTGTTCTTCTTTGATAGGAGATGCCTTGATATCTTCAGAAGTTTCCATATCAAGTTCTGCAACTCCTTCAGGGTCAAGACCTCTTTCTTCTCTAACTTCGCCGGGTGATAATACTCCTTCAGAGAGATATATCATATCCGTCTTAGCTTTAGTGAATGCGTCTTCAATATTAATTTGCCTAAACTTAAACTTTGCATCACCTTTTTCTAATTGAGGCATCAGCTGAGAATTAAGTGCTCCCTCTACCATAGTTTGTAAGTATCTTACATATGGCTCGAAAATAGGACGAGCCTTTTCAGGGTCAGTCCACATAGTTCTAGGAGTTTTCAAAGCTACATGAATTTTATCAAGTATGTCATCTGTATATTTTCCATACTCAAAAGCTCTTTGTGTACCTTGTAACTCTTTGATAGTTATGTCGTTACCATGGATAATATCTTCACCGGGAGATAAAGAATTAAATGCATCTACTATTTCATTTATTTTATCTGGACCATATGGCATGTCAGGTAATCCAGCACTCACATCGAATCTACTCGATGCATATTTATTAAGTGCAGCTCCTATATCACGTTCTGCATAGTCTTTCAAATCTACTAAATATAAAATAGGGTGTATATCAGATAGACCATAAGCATAATCGTCAAATGGATTGTTTTTTAATTCTATTATTTCCTCTTCTTCGAAACGTACGTTTTCATCGTCGTCTCCAACTTTTTGATAATAGTATTCTATTTGACCATGCTCATTTCTTTTTACATACATATTTTGACTGGACCTCAAAACTAGATTGTCTCCTGTCCATTCTAAATAACCCGTACCAAAAATACGTGCATTTCTTAACCAACCGTATAAAATATGTTCTATATTTATATCACGGAATAATTCTTCTAACTCTTCCCTTACATTGTCATCTGCTGTAACAATATCAAAATTATCTTTTACAGCATACAAGCACGGTAAGTCAATTAAACTACGAACTATAGGGTCTGATAGATAAACATTCATATATGTTCTATTTTTACCTATGTGTGGTTCAAAGTCTTTCTCTTGACCAAAACTAAATCCTCTATTTATTTTTAGTCTTTTGATAACTCCCGCACCGTAACTTCGTGGGTCGTCTTTCTTGTACGTAGGGTTGCTACCGACAGTAGCAAAACGACGTCTTATATTATCTAATAACGACATGGCTTTAAATAATTAAACTTAATGAGTATATAAAGTTTTTGTTATAATCCCCTTAAAGTCTGCTTGTTTAGTTGATGTTTACGTGCAGTTGTTGAAAAAAGTGGACCCTGAGAATGCCTTACCCTTCCTAATCCCTGTGTCCTATTGATAGGTCTAGAAACTATACTTTGTCCAAAGTTACCTGTCATTGGTAACATACTTAATGTCGCATGTATACCCATAGCAGAACTATCACAATAATCATCATGCTTACCATTAGGTGCAGCAATTTTTTCTGTTTTATTTGCAGCATCCATAGTATATTCTAACTCTATGTGTTCTCTAGTCCATTTATGTACTAATTTAGCCATATCTGGTTCTAAATGTTCTGGATT